AAGAAAAAGTTATTTTCTAAGGAAACCGAGATCATTCATGCTGTTTCTGGAGATGACGCAATGAAATTATATGAGCAATTGCACGGAAAACCGTTTGATTTATTTGAAATCTGATGATTTTTGGCAATATTTAGAAGAGGGTCTGTTATTTTAGCAGGCTCTTTTCTTTTTTTTTTAGATTTGGAGGCGACTAAATGATGTTGAAATTCTGTATTGGTATGCTAATCATAATTGAAACTTTTATTTTTGGATGTACATGGTTCATGGGATGTGATTTGACATTTAAAGAGAAGATGAAAATTGCAATTGAAATGAATGTGTTTGTTGGTGCATTATTTTTTGGCTTTTATTTGATGACCCATTGATGCAATGCGTATGATTTAGGAGGTAAAAAGCACAATGCTGTATAAGTATTTTGGAATTTTTTTATTAATTGAAGCTACTGTATATAGTATAATCAGCCTTTTTAGTATTAGAGTGTCATTTAAGGACCGCATTAAACTATTTTTAGAGGTATCTGTATGCATATTTTTAATGTTTTGTGGTGTTTATTTATGCAATATGTGAGTTTGGAGGAGAAAATATGATATCAAAAGAAGGATGGATTATAACTATTAAGCGAGAATTACGTCCTTGCTGGTGGTACTCTGGTGACCGTAAACGTAGAGAAAAAGCATTATATCACGGTGCCTTTGACAATCAAGCAGTTGTGGAATTTGAAGATGGGACATTGATGCAAACTGGCTTTTCTCAAATTAAGTTTGTGGATAGTTCTTGTAAATTTAATGAAATTGTATGGCCGG